GGAGGTCGATGGCGATGGTGGTGGTGACAGAACTGGTGCTGGCGCTGCAACCAACGCTGGTACTGGCGGTGGTGGTGCAGGCAGCGCTGGTGGCACCTCGCTCTTACAAGCCCGAACCGTCAATGAGGTGGTCAAGGCGCAGACCAACAAGGTGCGACTGGCCAGGCTCAAAGGTGAACTCATTGATCGGCCGCAGGCCATTGCCCATGTGTTCAAGCTGGCCAGAAGCGAGCGCGATGCCTGGCTGAACTGGCCCGCCCGAGTTTCAGCCCAGATGGCCGCCAAATTGGAATTGGATGCGCACACCATGCACGTGGCGCTGGAGAACGCGGTGCGCGAGCACTTGCAGGAATTGGGCAACTTGACCGCGAGCGTTGACTGATGAGCACCGAAATCGAAACTGATCACTACGACGGCGCAACAGAGATTGAACGTGCATGGCGCGACGGCCTGACCCCTGACCCGCTGCTGTCGGTGTCCGAGTGGTCAGATCAGCACCGCATGCTCTCCAGCAAAGCATCCGCTGAGCCCGGACGCTGGCGCACCAGCCGCACGCCATACCTGAAAGAGATCATGGATTGCCTCTCGCCCAATTCGCCGGTGGAACGGGTGGTGTTCATGAAGGCGGCACAGCTGGGCGCGACTGAGATGGGCAGCAACTGGATTGGTTACGTGATCCACCATGCGCCCGGCCCCATGATGGCGGTCTGGCCGACGGTGGACATGGCCAAGCGCAATTCCAAGCAGCGCATCGACCCTCTGATTGAGGAGTCTGCTGCATTGCGTGATTTGATATCACCGGCCCGGTCGCGCGATTCCGGCAACACCATCCTGGCCAAAGAGTTCAGGGGTGGTGTGCTGGTGATGACCGGGGCCAACAGCGCAGTGGGCTTGCGCTCGATGCCGGTGCGCTATTTGTTCCTCGACGAGGTCGACGGTTATCCGCTGGACGTTGAAGGCGAAGGTGATGCGATTTCGCTGGCCGAAGCACGCACGCGCACCTTCACCCGGCGCAAAATATTTATTGTGTCGACCCCGACGATCTCGGGTGTATCGGCCATCGAGCGCGAGTACGAGGCAAGTGACCAGCGGCGCTACTTTGTGCCTTGTCCGCACTGCGACCACCGCCAGTGGCTGCGCTTTGAGAACCTTCGCTGGGAAAAAGCCAAACCCGAGACCGCCGCTTACGTGTGCGAGTCCTGTGAGCAACCGATTGCCGAGCACCACAAGACGCGAATGCTTGAACTCGGCCAATGGCGCAGCATGATCGATCAAGAGGGCGCAAAATGCAGCAAAGGTCGCAAAAAGACCGCTGGGTTCCACTTGTCCTCTTTGTACAGCCCGGTCGGCTGGCGTAGCTGGCGCGATGTGGCCGCAGCCTGGGAGAGTGCAGTCAGCAAGGAATCAGGTTCCGCTGCCGCCATCAAGACCTTCAAAAACACCGAACTGGGCGAGACCTGGCTCGAAGAAGGCGAAGCACCGGATTGGCAGCGCCTGATTGAGCGGCGTGAAGATTACCGAATAGGCAGCGTTGCCCTGGGCGGCTTGCTTCTGGTCGCCGGTGCCGACGTTCAGAAAGACCGCATCGAAGTGTCGATCTGGGCATTCGGACGCGGCAAGGAGTCCTGGCTGGTGGAGCACCGGGTCATCATGGGAGATACCGCCCGCGACGCCGTCTGGAAGCGCTTGTCAGAGTTGCTGGCCGAGCGCTGGACGCATGTCAGTGGTGTGTTGATGCCTTTGACCAGGCTGGCGCTGGACACCGGTTTTGCCACCCAGGAGACCTATGCGTTCGCCCGTAGTTGCCATGACCTGCGACTGATGCCCGTCAAAGGGGTGCGTAGTGGCGCAATGGGCGGTGCCGCGTTGATTGGTACGCCCACTGCGGTCGATGTGAGCCAAGGTGGCAAGAAGTTGCGCCGAGGCATCAAGCTGTATTCAGTAGCGGTGGGCATGGCCAAGATGGAGCTTTACAACAACCTGCGTAAAGCGGCTGATGTGGGCTCGGACGGCAGCAAGCCGCTTTACCCGGCTGGATTTGTTCATCTGCCTAAGGTGGACGCGGAGTATGTGCAGCAGTTGTGCGCCGAGAGTTTGATCACCCGCCACGACCGCAACGGCTTTGCCCACCGCGAGTGGCAAAAGATGCGCGAGCGCAACGAGGCGCTTGACTGCTATGTGTACGCCCGGGCTGCTGCGTCGAGTGTCGGCCTGGACCGCTTCGAGGAGCGCCACTGGCGCGAATTGGAGAAGCAACTCGGGCTGGCGCGGCCACCCGACCCCGAGGTAAATGCCACCTCATCAAATTTATCCACAGACGCCATTGATGCCAGCCCAACTGATCCTAGTCGCGCTGGCATCAGTGCTTCTGGACAGCCCAAATTCGGTCGACGTGTGATCCGCAGTCCCTGGCTTAAACGCTAAGGGCTGTGGTCACAGCTTCGCTGACTAACCCTGGCACTTCGGTGCCTTTTTTATTGCCTTTTTCATTTCCTTTTTTGGAGTTCTTCCCATGAGTTTGCAAACGCGCCTTGAGTCCCTCGTTTTACGCCTCGCCACCGAGTTCAAGACCATTTACGGTCAGGTCGGCACGCTGGCCAACCTCTCGACCACGGACAAAACCAACCTGGTCAGTTCCATCAATGAGCTGCGCAGTCAATTTGCCACCTTGGCCGGATTGACGGTCATTGACGATGCCAATGCGGCAGGCACGGCCACCACGTTCTCGGCATCGAAGATCACCACCTTGCTGGATGCCCTCAAGGCCGACTTACTGGGTGGTGCCGATGCGGCATTCGACACGCTCAAAGAGTTGCAAACGGCCATCCTGGATGACCAGACCGGAATCGCGGCCTTGCTCGGGGCTGTTGATAAGCGGGTGCGCTTTGACGCGGTGCAGGCGCTGACCGCCCTTGAGCAAGAGCAGGCACGCCAGAACATCGGTGCGGTCTCGGCGCTGGACATCGGCAACACGGATACCGATTTCGTGGCGGCGTTTGAAGCGGCGCTGATTTAACCCGAGCCCAGTAGCGCATGAACCTGGCCCAACACATCACCGACTTGGCGCAGCGCCTGGCGCTTGAATTCAAGACCCGCATCACTGCAGATCACCCAGGGGTTGCCAAAGCCTGGGTGTGTTTTGGCTACGAGGGTTCTGGTGGCAAGGCTGCCGTGGTGGTTCGTGCTTCGTTCAACGTCAACAACGTCACCCGCATGTCTACGGGCCAATACCGTGTGACGTTCATCAACCCGATGTTGGATGACAGCTACTGCTGGCAGGCTTTCGCCCGCAATGCGGGCAGCCAGTCAGCCATGAAACACGCTGGCGCTCGTGCCACGGCGGACGCCAAAACGGCCCAATTTGTCGATGTCATTTGCACCTCTTCAGGTGGCAGCCTGACCGACACCACTGAGATGAATCTGACCGTCTGGCGCTAAAGCCCGGACAGAAAACCTTACACCATGTCCTTCACACAAATCCAACTCGAAGCCTTGGAAACGGCACTCACGCAGGGTGAGCGTCGTGTTTCCTTTGGTGACAAGACCGTTGAATACCGCTCCGTCGATGAACTACGGCAGGCCATTCGTGACGTCAAACGCGGTCTCTCCGAGCAAGCCGCATCGACTGGCCTGTGGCCCGGTGCGCCGCGCCAGATCCGCGTCACCACAACCAAAGGCTTCTGATGGCTTGGAATACATCACGTACGCCAGCGAGCTGGCTCGGAAAAATCCGCAGCCTGTTTGGCCAGATTGGTCAGGGTCCCGTCCATGAAGCAGCAGGCCGTGGCAGGCGTGCACAAGCCTGGATGCCCGGCAACCCTGGTGCTGTGTCGGCGCTCTTGGCTATCAATTCCGAATTGCGCACCAAGAGCCGTGATCTGGTGCGCCGCAACGCCTGGGCGCAGTCTGGGATCGAGGCCTTTGTGGCCAATGCGGTCGGCACCGGCATCAAGCCGCAGAGTCTGGCCGGTGACGATGCATTCAAGGCGGCAGTGCAGACACTGTGGCGCGACTGGGTAGAGGAAGCCGATGCGGCAGGCCAAACCGATTTTTATGGTCTCCAGGCGCTGGCTTGTCGAGCCATGTTGGAGGGTGGTGAATGCCTGATCCGGCTGCGACCGCGCCGACCCGAAGATGGTTTGAGTGTGCCGCTTCAACTCCAGTTGATCGAGCCCGAGCACCTGCCACTGAATCTCAACATCGATTTAGATTCGGGCAATGTCGTGCGCTCTGGCATCGAATTCGACGGTGTGGGCAGGCGCGTGGCGTACCACTTGTACCGTTCTCACCCCGAGGATGGCAGGCTCGCCCCGATGTCGGGCCAGGGTGGCTTGGAAACGGTGCGCATCGATGCCAGTGAAATCATTCACCTGTACAAGGTGCTGCGCCCTGGGCAGATTCGCGGCGAGCCGTGGCTCTCACGCGCCCTGGTCAAACTCAACGAACTCGACCAGTACGACGACGCGGAGCTGGTGCGTAAAAAGACCGCCGCCATGTTTGCAGGCTTTGTCACCCGCCAAAGCGTCGAGGACAACCTGCTGGGCGAAGGCCTGCCCGATGGCAACGGTGTGTCGTTGGCGGGTCTTGAGCCCGGCACCATGCAGATTCTGGAGCCCGGAGAAGACATCAAGTTCTCTGACCCGGCCGATGTGGGTGGCTCCTACGGTGAATTCCTGCGCGCCCAGTTTCGGGCGGTGGCAGCAGCCATTGGCATTACCTACGAGCAACTGACCGGTGACCTCTCTGGCGTGAACTATTCCAGCATTCGTGCCGGGATGCTGGAATTCAGGCGGCGGTGCGAGATGGTTCAGCACGGCGTGCTGGTGCATCAGATGTGTCGCCCGGTGTGGGCCGCATGGATGAAGCAGGCCGTGCTCAGTGGCGCATTGCAGGCTCCAGGCTTTGCCCGGGGTGGCAATGCCAAGCGGCGGCAATACCTTGCAGCCAAGTGGATTCCGCAGGGCTGGCAGTGGGTAGACCCTGAGAAGGAGTTCAAGGCCATGCTGTTGGCGATTCGCTCGGGGTTGATGAGCCGGTCTGAGGCTATATCGGCTTTTGGCTATGACGCAGAAGACGTTGACCGAGAAATCGCGGCTGACAACCAGCGCGCCGATGACCTGGGTCTGATTTTTGACTCTGACCCCAGACGAACCTCCAAAGACGGCGGCAGCGCCGAGCCCAACAGCCAAGCGGTTCGGTCAGCCCGGGACCAAAACACTCAAACCGGCGATCAATCCAGCGATCCGGTCACGACTGGCACTTAAAGGATTTCCATGAACCTGTTACCGCATTTGGCGGCACGCCTGTTTGGTGCGCCGCTGCTCATCCATCGCCCCAAACTCGATGTCATCTTGTCGGTGCTAGGCACGCGCGTCGGACTGCCTGACCTGACAGCACCGACTGGCTTTGTCCAGCCTGATCGAAGCGCTGCCCTGGCAGAGACCGGCGCTGCTCAGTCAGGTATTGCTGTGATTCCCATTTATGGCACGCTGGTGCGGCGCACCCAGGGCCTTGAAGCGCAGTCTGGGCTTACCAGTTACGCCGGGATTGCCATGGCACTCGATACAGCACTGGCCGACCCGAATGTTGCCGCCATCCTGCTCGACATCGACTCTCCCGGTGGCGAATCTTCTGGCGTGTTCGATCTGGCGGACCGCATTCGTGCGGCCACGGCCATCAAACCGGTCTGGGCGGTTGCCAACGACATGGCTTTCTCTGCTGCCTATGCGCTGGCAAGTGCAGCGAGTCGCCTGATCGTCTCGCGCACCGGCGGTGTGGGCTCCATCGGCGTGATTGCCATGCACGTTGATCAGTCAGTTAAAGATCAGCAAGACGGAATTGCCTACACAGCCGTCTTTGCCGGTGACCGCAAAAACGATCTCAACCCGCACGCACCCATCTCGGGTGAAGCACACAGCTTTTTGCAGGGTGAAGTCAACCGCATTTATGACCTGTTTGCCACCACGGTAGCCAAACACCGGGGCATGGGCGTGAACACCATCAAAGGCACCCAAGCCGCCCTGTTCTTCGGCGCAGACGCGGTTGCTTCTGGTCTGGCTGATGACGTGGGAACGCTCGATGACGCACTTCTGCAGATCAATTCCATGCTGACTCCACCCGTTCCCTCGCTGTCCCGACTGCTTGCCAGTCAAACCCTCCCTGAAACCTCACCTGAAAAGGAAATTCCCATGACGCAATCCGTCCAGCCCACCCCCGTACTCGCCCAAACTGATGCCACAGCCGCCACGTCGGCCACCACGTCAACCGCCGACGCCGTGTTTGCAGTCTCTGATGCGATTGAAGTCGCGCAAAGCTGCACGCTGGCTGGCCGAACTGACCTGATCGCTGGCTTTTTGGAGGCCAAAGTGGCACCCAGTCAGGTGCGCAGCCAGTTGCTAAACGAAAAAGCGCAGCAATCCACGGAAATCGTCAGCCGCATCGACCCGAATGCTGCACACCGCCAGGAAATGGCGACAACCAACCCGGCTTCGCCTGACAACCCGCTGATTGCCGCCGTCAAAGCCCGAATCGGTGCTCGCTAAATCCCACCTGACCCCCTCACTAATAGGAGAACTCCATGGCTGAAATCAAGCAAACCCTCAATCTGGGCGATTTGCTCAAGTATGAAGACGAAGGCTTTTACTCGCGCGACCGCGCCACCCTGACTGCTGGTCAAACCCTGGTACTAGGGACAGTCGTTGGTCTGGTGACCGCCACTGGCAAGGTTAAACAACTTGATCCGAGTGCAACCGATGGCAGCCAACTCGCCTGTGGTGTGTTGCTGCAAGACTGCGATGCCTATTTGGTCGACCGGGACGATGCACTGATGCTGGCGCGTCACGGAACGGTGGCCCAACACGCACTCACCTGGCCTGCGGCCATCACCGTGGCAGAGCGCGATGCAGCAGTCGCCCAACTCAAGGCGCTGGGCATTCTGGTGCGCCAAAGCGCCTGATGTCTCCTTCGATTTGCAAGCCAATTCGCCCCATCCATCCCACTTTTTGAAGGAAAGCCATCATGGCCATCAACAATCCGTTTCTCAATCCCGCCTTTTCCATGGCATCGCTGACAGCCGCCATCAACCTGCTGCCCAACCGTTACGACCGACTCGACCAGCTGGGGCTGTTTGCCGCCAAACCGGTGCGCACCCGCACCATCGTCCTCGAAGAAAAGGCTGGCGTGCTCAATTTGCTGCCCAGCCTGCCTGTGGGCTCACCCGGTACGGTCGGTATTCGGGGCAAGCGCACGCTGCGCAGCTTTGTGATCCCGCACATCCCGCACGATGACGTGGTGCTGCCTGAAGAAGTGCTGGGCCTTCGCGCGTTTGGCACCGAGAACGAATTTGCTTCCATTGCGGCGGTACTGGCCGAGCACCTGGACAACATGCGCACCAAGCATGCGGCCACTCTGGAGTACCTGCGCATGGGCGCTTTGAAAGGCATCGTGCTCGACGCCGATGGCCGGGTGCTGGTCGATCTTTACGATGAATTCAAGATTTCGGCCAAAACCATTAACTTCAAGCTCAACGTCGAAGGCACCAGCATTTTGGAGAAATGCCTGGAGCTCAAGCGCTACATGGGCAAGAGCCTGATGGGCGAGCGCATGAGTAGCGTGCATTGTCTGGTATCCCCCGAGTTCTTCAACAAGTTGGTCACCCATGCCAACGTGAAGGCGGCCTACCAGTTGTGGAACGATGGACAGGCACTGCGCTCCGACATGCGCTCAGGCTTCCCGTTTGCAGGGGTCACCTTTGAGGAATACGCCGGTGAAGCCAGCGTGCCCGATGGCTCCGGTGGCTGGGTGACCAAACCGTACATCGAAGCTGGCGAAGCGCATGCGTTCCCGCTGGGCACGATTGACACCTTTGCCACCTACTTTGCACCGGCTGACTTCAACGAGACGGTCAACACGCTGGGTCAACCCATCTATGCCAAGCAGGCACCGCGCCATTTTGAGCGTGGCACCGACTTGCACACACAGAGCAACCCGCTGCCCCTGTGCCAGCGTCCGGCTCTGCTGGTTCGTCTGACCGCGACGTGATCGGGCCATTCCCATGACCACCTTGGTCGAAAAAATCTACCTGGCCGCCGCCAACGTCGGGTTTCTCAAAACCTGCGCTTGGCAACCCAGCGATGGCGGTGCAGTGCAAACGCATTCAGTCGGATTTTCTGCACCTGACCAGGACGTGCTCTCGGGGCTTGGTGTCAGCACCGAGTACGAGATGACCTACCCGAAATCTTGCTTTGTGGGGCTCAAATCCCGCGAGGTGGCGCAAATCGAGGGTGTCGCATATCAGGTGCGAGAAGTCACGGCCATGGGCGATGGCTCTGAGGTGCGCGCCAAACTGATGCGGGTGTAAATCCTATGGCAGCGAACTCCATTCGTGAACGGATTTTGCAGACGCTGGTGGCGCGGTTGAACCCGGTGGCCACAGATCAGGCAGCTTCAGTGTGGCGCACGCCCAGTGTTGCCATTACCCGCGATCAGTGCCCAGCCTTGGTGGTGTTTCCTGAGAGTGAGTCACTGGCAGAGCGCGCCAACGACCGTGTCACCCGCGAGTTGACAGTACGCATCACCGCACTGGCGCGTGCCGTGCCTCCAGTAATTCCAGAAACCGTGGCCGATGCCTTGCTCTGTGCGGCGCATGCCGTGCTGATGCTTGACATCAACCTGGGTGGCCTGGCGCTCGGCATTCGGGAAGTCGAGTCCGAGTGGGAAGTGGATGACGCTGATGGCGTTGCTGCCAGTACATCTGCTCGTTACCAGATCACCTACCGCACCCTGATTGCTGACATTTCCATTCAAGCCTGAATCACTTTTCCCTTTTTCTGTTTAGACATTCCAACTTTTAAGGATCCCAAACCATGAGTACCTATGCATCATTCCAGGGCCGTGTTTACCTCGGCAAACGCGACGTGGAAGGCAACCCCATCGAAGTTCGCTCACCCGGCAATGTGGCCGAGCTGAAACTCTCTCTCAAAACCGACGTGCTGGAGCACTATGAGAGCCAAACCGGTCAACGCACGCTCGATCACCGCATGGTCAAGCAAAAGTCCGCCACAGTAAATCTGACCATCGAAGAGTTCACCAAAGAAAACCTTGCGCTGGCGTTGTACGGCAACTATGTGGTCGGCACGCCCGGCACTGTGACCAATGAGCCATTGGCGGGCGCGTCACCGCTGGTCGGCGAGCGCTATTTCCTGGCACACCCCAAGGTGGCCAGCCTGGTGATCGAGGACAGCAGCGCCACACCGGCCACGTTGGTCGAAGGTGTGGACTACACGGCAGACATTGACTTTGGGGCGATCCAGTTGCTGCGACTCCATGATGGCGGCACACCTGCCGTACCCTACGCCGCGCCCCTGAAAGCCAGCTACGCCTTTGGTGTCACGACAGATATCGGCATCTTTACGCAGGCACTGCCAGAGCGTTTCCTGCGGCTGGAGGGCATCAACACCGCCGACGGTAATGCAAAGGTGTTGGTGGAGTTATATCGGGTGGCGTTTGATCCCTTGAAGGAAATCTCGTTCATCTCCAACGAATACAACAAGTTCGAAATGGAGGGCTCGCTCTTGGCTGATTCCAGCAAACCGTTCGATGCAACGCTGGGCCAGTTTGGCCGCATTGTCCAAATCTGAAAGGCGCGTCATAACTGATTTGGAAAAACTAATTCCCCAGGACACCCTGGTGCAAGTGGCAGGTGAAATCATCGCGATCTCACCCCTCAAAGTCGGCCAGCTGCCTGCATTTTTGCGGGTGATCTCGCCAGTTATGACGCAGTTGAGCCAGCCGCAAATCAACTGGCTGGCGCTGTTTGGCGAGCGTGGTGACGATTTGTTGAACGCCATCGGCATCGCAGTCAAAAAGCCGCGCGAGTGGGTGGACGACTTGGCAGCGGACGACGCGTTGCTGCTGGCAGCCAAGGTGATGGAGGTCAACGCTGATTTTTTTACCCGAACGGTGATTCCCAAACTCGACGGTCTGTTCAGTCTAGGCAAGGGAATTCAAGCAGCCAACACTGGTTCGACCTCACCCAGCGTCTGATGGAGCACGGCCACCGACTGCCCGACATCCTGGACTACACGCTGGCGCAGTTAAAAGGGTTTGCTGCTGCCAGCGCTCGCTTGGACAGCGCGCGTGATGCCCAACTCCTGACCCTGATCGCCATTGGTAGCAGGGGCGACTCCAAAAACCTCGATCAAACGCTTGAACGTCTGACCACAGCATCAACCTCGTCATGAAAATCTCCATCCGAATCGACAGCGCTGCGGCGCAAGCCCAACTGCGCCGGTGGGGTGGGGAGTTTCGCGACAAGGTCAAAAAAGCGGTGGCCAAAGCCATGGCGAAAGAGGCTATTGCAATCAAGACAGACGTGCGCGATCAGGTGGCCAGCCAACTGACGGTGGTCAAAAAGACCTTCCTCAAGGGGTTCTCCGCCTACGTGATCGACAAAGACCCCAGTCGCTTGCCAGCGCTGTACGTGGGCTCGCGCATTCCATGGGTTGGCATGCACGAAAAAGGCGGGACCATTTCGGCCAAGATGCTGATTCCCTTGCACGGCCGGGTTGGCCGCAAGCGCTTCAAGGCACAGATCGCTGAACTGATGCGGGGCGGCAACGCCTACTTCATCAAAAACGCCAAGGGCAACGTGGTGCTGATGGCCGAGAACATCAAAGAGCATGACCGCCCCTTGGCTGGATTCAAACGTCGGTACCGCAAAGCGCAAGGCATCAAACGTTTGAAGCGTGGTGCTGATATTCCGATTGCGGTGCTCGTTCCCCGCGTCATGCTCAAAAAGCGACTCGATATCGAGCGACTGGTGGTGCGGCGCATCCCACGATTGGCAGCAAGCATCGAACAACAAATCCGCACGGTCGGATAACTCTCAAATATCGCCTCAAATTTCAAATTGACCCATGGCCAACAACCGTATCGCCGTTTTAGTAGCCCTTGAAGGTGCCGATGACGGGCTCAAACGCGCCCTGAATTCCGCCCAGCAGAGCCTGGGCGAGTTGGCATCGACAGCCAAGACCGCTGGCGACAAGGCCGCGCGCGGTATGGCCGAGGTCAAAGCAGGCATGTCGGCGTTTGGCGACCAGGTGGCCACTGCCAAGACGCAGTTGCTGGCATTTCTGTCGATCAACTGGGCGGCAGGCAAAGTGCAGGAGATTGTCCAGGTGGCCGATGCCTGGAACATGATGGGCGCGCGCCTGAAGCTGGCAACAGCCGGACAGAATGAATTTGTCACTGCGCAAAAAGCCCTGTTTGATATCGCTCAGCGCATTGGGGTGCCCATCCAGGAAGTCTCGACCCTGTACGGCAAGTTGCAGCAAGCGGTGCGAATGCTGGGTGGTGAACAGAAGGACGCACTTTCTATTACCGAGAGCATCTCGCAGGCCTTGCGTCTGTCGGGTGCGTCGGCCACGGAAGCCCAGTCGTCGCTGTTGCAGTTCGGACAAGCCTTGGCTTCCGGTGTGCTGCGCGGTGAAGAATTCAACTCCGTTGTGGAAAACTCACCGCGTCTGGCCCAAGCGCTGGCCGACGGCTTGAACGTGCCGATTGGTCGCCTGCGCAAGTTGGCTGAAGAAGGCAGGCTCACTGCGGACGTGGTGGTCAATGCCTTGATGAGCCAAAAGGACAAGCTTGCTGCCGAATACTCTCAATTGCCCGCAACGGTCAGTCAGGCATTTCAGCGCCTGCAAAACGCCTTCGGGCAATGGGTCGCGCAGGTCGATGCTGCTACCGGCATCACCAAAAAGCTCGCCGATGGCCTGACCTGGCTGGCCACCAATCTGGATACGGTCATGCAGTGGCTCAAAAAAATTGCCGAATTGGGGTTGGCGGTGCTCATTTACCGGCTGCTGCCAGCGTTGGTCACGGCTTGGCAGACCGCAGGGGCCGCAGCCATTACGGCGGCAACCGCCACCTCTGCGGCCTGGGCCACCGCCAATTTGTCGGTCACAGCGGCCATTGCCAGCGTCGGCCTGCTCAAAACAGCCTTCGCTGTGCTGGGTGCGTTCGCAGTCGGCTGGGAAATCGGCACCTGGTTGTCCGAAAAATTCGAGATCGTGCGCAAGGCTGGCATCTTCATGGTGGAAATTCTGGTCAAGGGGATCGAGCAGTTGCAGTACCGTTGGGAAGCCTTTGCAGCGATCTTTACCAGTGACACCATCGATGCAGCTACCAAGCGCCACGAGGCTCGTCTGGCTGAAATGAATGTGATCTTTGCCCAAATGTATGCCGATGCCACCAAGGGGTCTGAGGCCGCCAAAACAGCCATGACCACGGTGGCCACCACAGCGGAGGAGATTGCCAAAAAGCTGGAAGCTGTGCGCCAAGGTACGCAAGAAGCGGTCGGTCGTGGCGTTGAAGCGGTGCACTCCGCCGTGGAAAAGCTGAAATCCCGGTTGGGCGAGGTGGAACAGGCGGTCACCAAGGCCAATGGCGTGGTCACGGATGCCACTGCCAAGATGGCTGAGGCGTACAAGGGCCTGACTGCCATGGTCGAAGCCAACCTGCAAAAACAGGTTGATGCTGTGAAAGCACGCTACCAGCAGGAGCAAACTGCGCTCGAACTGTCTTCAGCTTCGCAGGCAACCCAGATCGCCAAATCAACCCTGCTGCTTACCGATGCACTGACCCAGCAGACCACCCTGCGGCAAAAGGCCACGACCGACACCCTGAAACTCATCGATGACGAGTCCACTGCCAGGGTCGCAGCAGCGGCCAAGCAAGGCGCAACTGAGGCCGAGCGCAGCGCCAACGTGACTCGGGTCGAAAGCGAGATTCTGGCGACCAAACGCCAGTCCATGGTCATTGCTGCCACGGAATACCGCGCCCACATCGATGCATTAAACGCTGAGGCCAATCGGCATCTGGCGGAAATTCAGCGCATCGAAGAAGCCAAGCGCATGCTGACGATGACCACGGAAGAAAAAATCCGTGAACTGCGCCGTCAAGGCATGACGGAGTTTGAAGCGACGGAAGACCGTAAACGCCAGGTCGTTGAGTTGCAGACCAAGGCGCGCGATGCGCTGGCCGCAGGTGAATTTGAGCAAGCCAAGCAGTTTGCGCAAAAGGCCATGGATTTAGCAGTGCAAGTGGGCAGCACCCAGACGGCCGAGGCCAAAAAGGCCGAAGAAGCCAAGAAGACGTCTGAAGGCGCTTACTCGCAAGTAGTGGCGCTGGAGTCGCAAGCCCGGCAGGCCTCACGCCAGGGCGAGCACGACAAAGCCACGGATCTGATGCGCCAAGCCGACACTCTGCGCGCAGAACTCGCTCAAAAAACGACCACGGCCGATGCAGCCATCACCCAGGGCAAGCAGGGCATCAACACGGCCATCGGTGATATCCGCAGCTCCGAAGAAATCCTGGTCAAGACGCTTGATGCACAGGCACTGGCCCACCAAAACGCAGCCAAGTCGGCGTTGAGTGCGCGTGACCAGATCAAGCAAACCCTCACGGACACAGAAACCCAAATCGACCAGATCACCGCCAAGCTCAAAGTTGGCTTAAAAGTTACGCTGGACGCGGACACCAGCCGGTTTGACAAAGCCATCGCTGATCTGGACAAGGCAATGGCCGAGAAAGAAATGCTGCTCCTCATCAAAGCCGACTTGGAACAGGCCCAGAAAAAGCTCCAGGAATATGAAGCCTTGCTCAAAGAGGGCAAAACGCTGCCAGTGGATGCCGATGTCACCCAGGCCAAAGCGGCGCTGGACAAACTGACCGCCTATGCCAAGCAAAACTCGCTGATCGAACTCCAGGTCACCACAGAAAAGGCCCAGGCATCCATCACCAACGTCGAGGGCATGATCAACGCATTGAGCCGCATTCGCACCGAGTCGCAGCACAGTGTCAACACCAATGCCAATGCGGCGCGCTCAGAAATCTCCAGCCTCAATGGCATGAACACATCGAGCACGCACACCATTTATGTGCGCAAAGTCGAAGCCAATGCAACGGGCGGACTGGTGGGCGCAGGTGTGCCGCACTTTGCACGCGGCGGCTATGCCGACGCTTCCGGTTCTCGTGGATCAGTTGCCTCGCCGGTTGGTGCTGCATTTGCCCGTATGGCCGGTGGCTCCGTACCGGGTTCTGGTGATCAGGACACAGTGCCGCGCACGCTCGATGCAGGTGCATTCGTTTTGCGCAAGGCAGCGGTGCGCAAGTACGGTGGCGGTGTCCTGTCCAAGCTGGCCAATGGAGTCTCACGTTTTGCCACTGGCGGCAAGGTCACGCCGACCGGGCCCGCACCCATCAAATACAACCGCGATGCTGCTGAAGCAAAAAAGATGATCGACCTGGGCCTGGAGGCCATGCGCGAGTACACCTTTTGGATGCGCCAGCACTACGGGGCGGCCCTGTCCATTGGCATGGAGTGGGACACCATGCAAGGCTACGGCAAGCTCGCCGCCACGGATCGCCAAACGCTGGAGTCCATTCCCAATCGCGCCCAGCTCACAGCCAACGAGAAGCAGAAGATCGACGCCATCAAACAGACCTGGCGTACCGCCATGGCGCAGCCGCTGGTGTACGGCAAAGACATCGAGCGTGAACTGCTGGACTACATGGAGCAGCACCAAGGGGAGTTTTACCGGGGTGGGGGTGTGGCCAAGTCCGACACGGTTCCGGCGATGTTGACGCCGGGTGAGTACGTGGTCAATCGGTCGGCCGTGTCCAAATTCGGGGCTGGATTTTTTGAGTCACTCAACAACCTGTCAATTCCTGCCCAGGCGCTGGCTCGTGGTGTGCAGGGCCAGATCCAAGGTTTTGCCAGTGGGGGATTGGTTCAGTCTTTGGCCTCGCCACTGGCTGTGCCGAGATCTGCATTTGCAGGAGAAACCACCCCAGTGCGCACCGTGCGTGTTGAATTGGCAGCGGGAAACCGCAGTGTGTCGGCCACGATCGATGCCAGAGATGAGACACGCCTGCTCGACATCTTGAAACAAGCGAAATCACGCGCCTTTTAGCGGCCAATCATCCATGGAACTTAAAAACCTCTTCAGTGGGGCCACGCTGACCCTGCCTGACGATTTGCTGTGGAGCGATGAACACACCTGGAGTCCGGTTGTTTCCAGCGTGTCGTACCTGATCACCGGCGCGCTTTTGGTGCAGTCAGCCACCCGCCAGGCTGGGCGTGACATCACCTTGGTAGGTGCCGCCGACATGGCTTGGGTTGCGAGATCGGTCGTCAATGTGCTGCGTGATTGGGCTGCATTGCCTTTGGATGCAGTGACTGGCCGCTTTGAATTGACGCTCATGGATGGTCGCATCTTCACGGTGGCCTTTCGCCATGCCGACGGCGCGATAGAAGCCGAACCTGTCACAGGTTTCCCCGCCCGAAACGACAACGATTTTTACCGCATCACCTTGAAGCTGATGCAAATCTAAATTCTGGAACCTTCATGCCCATTCTCACTGGCGACATCAAACTGGTCGCATCCCAAGTCATGGACGACGTACCCGAAGGCGGTGGTGCGCCCACAGCTACAGTCATTGTGGATGGCACCAGCAATGCCATCTTCCCTGACATCTCTGAACTCGACCGCGCCGGTGGCCGCGTCAATCTTCGAAAACTCCACGTCGCGGTGCAAACCATGGACACCGACACCTACATGGGTTCGAACATCATCGTGTCCCAGCCTCCTGCAGACCCCAATGTCAGTGTCACTCTGTTTAGCACCCGCGACACCTTTGATCGGCGCGACGCGGCATCGGCTCGGGTCGAGAGCTACCTCACCAAAGGACCGATGTGGGGTGGCATGTTGCTGGAGAACCATATTGCTGGCCAGCGCGCAGTGCAAATCCTGCAAAGCGTCGATGCTGAACTGCCCCGGATTGGGCAAACCATGGTGCTGGTGCAAAACGAGGGCGCGACCAACGAGCGCAGCCAATACATTCGCACCACCGAAGTTCGTGCCATCAAACGCAAGTTCGAAGACAGCCAGGGAAAGATGGTCGACATGAATGTGGTGACCTGCTCCATCAGTGACGCACTGCGTACCGACTTCCAAGGGTCCGAGGGCAATGCCAAGGCTGCACCAGCCGCAGGGGCCACCAAGGTTAGAGACACCACGGTGGCCGATGCAGGTTCTTACGTCGGTGTCGTGCCGCTGGCCACTGCCGCCAACCTGGGGACCTTCAGCATTCGGGCCAGCAGTGTGTATACCCAGTTGGTTCCCAGTGCCCAGACCGAGACACCACTGGTCGATCTCAAGCCCAATGGCGAACAGGTGGTTTTATCCGCTGCAGGTGGGCCGGTGACGCTCACCACGTCGGTGGCACTCAACAATTCGCACACCATCAGTGTGGGCCAGGCCATCCTGCCCAACACGTTCAAACTGACCACCGGCAGCCTGACCCTGGTCGATGACGGTGGCCTGTTGTCTGCGGCTGGCAGCGCTGTGGGGGCGGTGGACTATGCGAATGGGCTGATTTCGATCACGGACCCGTCCGTGAGTTATCCAGCCGCCAAAACTATCCTCTACACACCAGCGGCTGCACCCGTGCGCTCGCTGCACACCGCTAGTTGGGCGGTCACGGCCGAGTCGCGTTCCAGCACCCTGGTGGCGATCTTTGACCCTGCGCCCAAGCCGGGCAGTTTCTCGCTCAGCTACCGGGCGCAGGGGCGCTGGTACACCTTGCGCGATGCGGGCAACGGTCAGTTGCGCAGTGCCTTTGGCTCGGTGGGCGCGGGCACGCTCAATTTCAACACCGGCTCGATGATGGTCACACTTGCTGCCTTGCCCGATGTCGGCACGCAGGTGCTTGCCACCTATGGACTGGCCACTGCCGACACGGCCGTCTATGGCGTGGCGATTGCCGCTCAGTCCGTATTCACCCTGGCCCACCCCGGTGTGGCGCCGAGCACGGTCACGCTCACTTGGGCGACAGGCGGCGTGGAAAAAACCGCCTTCGATAACGGCCAGGGCCTGCTTACCGGCGACGCCACTGGCAAAGTGGACTACCTGGATGGCGTGATCACGTTCAAACCCCTGATCCTGCCCAGCTCTGGCGCGCAGGTGAGCATTGCCTATTCCTGGGGCCCACCGATTGAAGAGAATTTCCAGGCCCCCGAGCGTTTTGCACCGGATGGTTATATCGAGATCGTTCTGGCCAACCCCAATGTGTTGCCCCACACCGTCAAGGTGGAGTGGAACACCGTGTTTGATGAGAAAGACCTGACCATCGAGGGGCAGATATCAACCCGCTGGCTGTCCTTGACCTACAAGCCCAACCGCGACCCCATCGTCATCGTCCATGACAACGGGACTGGCGGGTTTCAAACGCGCCCCGAGTGCGCAGGCGTGATCGACTACGCCGCTGGCACTTTGAGGTTCAAGCCAGACACCACGATTGCATTACCGAAGCCCAACTGGACCAAGGTGGTGGTTGGCACCCAGGTGATTGACAACACGTGGTTCACCGGCACCCTGGCCACAGAAAAAGTGGTCTTCGGTGGCTT